CATCGTGCTGGCAGCCGTCTCGGTCTACTTCTCGCAGGTGCGGGGCGTCCCGTCGGTCGTGACCCGCTCGGACAACGGGTTCAAGGTCGACGGCCAGAGCGTGGGCGGCCTGTCCGGCTCGACGCTCGACGCCCTGGGCCTCGCAATCCGTGTGGCCTTGACCAAGACCTTCCTGCCGAACGCGCCGTTCATGATGTTGGACGAACCAGGCGCTGCGTGCGACGACGAACGTGAGACCAACATGCTGGGCCTCGTGGCCACCGCAGACTTCGACCAAGTCATCCTGGTCACGCACAGCGCACTGGCCGACGCTTTCGCTTCCCAGGTGGTGCAGCTGTGACGCTCGAAGAGCTGATCGCCGACATCAACTGGATACCGCTGCGGCGGTATTGCGAGGTGCTGGGCGTCAGCCGCAGCACCTTCCACATGCGCAAGCGGGCAGGCTTGTGGAAGGAAGGTGTGCACATCTGCACACCCAAGGGCGCAGACACGCACGTCAACATCCGCGCTGTGGCAGAGTGGTTCGAGGCGCACGGGGCGCCCTCCGGAGTTCAGGAACGAATCGTCGGCGCACTGGCCGACCAAGTCCGAAAGGAAGCAAGTGAGCGGCTGGCGGGACTCGGTGACTGAGCTTCACCGGAACAACGGCATGATCCAGAGCGGCAAGGTGCTGGCCCGGGAGGGTCTGCATGTTGCCAAGCGCTACGGCTTGGCTGAGTTGACTGGAAGGAAGGGTCAACCGCAACGCTTCTGGATCTTGACTTCTAAGGGTCGGGCGTGGGCTGAGGGTCGACTCGAGTTCGTTCACAACGGACCCACAGCCAAGGCGTGCTTTCGCGCGACTTGGCTGGAGTCACTGCCCCGGGGGCTTCGAATTCAAGGAGTCGTGGATGGCTTCGCAGGTGCTGCCTCGGGTTCGGGCTTGTTGAGCGATTTCAGCAAGTCCTCGACCATTCTCTTCCAGCCGGCCGGACACGTAGGCAAGCAGATCTCCGGGGCCGGAAGCTGCCTGGCCTGCGGCGGCAACGGTTGAATCACCGGCGGCGGGACCACGACAGGCGGCGGCGAGCTGCTTGAGACGGTCCCGCAGCCGGGACCCAGCACCAGCAGCAGCAACAGCATCAGCGCGTGCCACATCCAGTTGGTGATTCGCTTCATCGATCTTCTCCTGGTAGGCCTTGCGGCGACGTTCCTCTTCGGCGCGGTAGTTGTCGCTCGCCATGCGAGCCAGCCGCTCGTTCTCCTGGCGGTCCTGGGCGCGCGCGGCAACCGCCTCCGCGCGTTCCCTCTGCGCCACCAGCTTCTGCGTGTAGGTGATGCCGGCGAAGATCGACACCACCAGCAGGCCGGCGCCGAGCAAAGGCGACAGCCAACGCATCAGCATGGGCAGCAGCGCGGCAAACATCAGTCGACCTCTTTGATGACCAGGTACTGGTTCTTCCAGATCCAGCCTTCGAGCAGCTGGGTCGGGTTGTTCAGCGACACACTGCGCATCAGCGTGTCGGGCTGGCCGTCGACACCCTTGGTCCAGGTTTCAACCTGGACCTTGTGGTTGGAGTTGTCGGCATTTTCGATTCGAACCATCTTCGTCATGGGAGCCTTTCAGTGCAGAGCGATGAGACATGAAGCATACAGCGCGCGACGCTCTTCACGCCCGTTGTAGCCACCGTTGATGCGATGCGTGGTCTCATCGAACTGACCGTTGTCCATCAGCTCGTTGCACTTTTTCAGCACGGCCCAGAACCAGCCGGCCACACGCATGCCGACCGCCGGCTCGGCGACGCGCTCAGGCTGGGCTAGCAGGTTCAGGCCGAGGGCCTTGCCGGCCTGCGCGTAATTGTCCTTGCCGGTGAGCTGCAGCGGGCAGCGGCCGCGGTAGGTCCAGCCGTCTTCCGTCTCCGGCCCGCCGTTGCCGTTGCGATTGCTGTAGGCGGCGATGGCGAGCGCTTTGGGCTTGCTTGCGAGCTTGCTCAGCTCGTTCATGCCCAGCGGCCGCAGCCGCTCGAAGGTCTGCCAGATCGTCTCAGGCTTGGAGTACCAGAGGTTCTCCTCCATCGAGCAGTAGTAGGCGCTCTCGTGCAAGGTCTGGGCGACGAAGGCTGAGCGCTGAGCGACGGTCACGATGCCGAACTCGGCGCAGGTCCAGATCAGGGGCTCGATGAACTGCTTGGCCTGGGTGGGCTTCACACCGCAGGCGATCAGACCGTTGGTGTCGAAGCTCATTTCGTCGAGTGCTTCATGAGTTCGGAGATCACATGCCAGGCTCCGTAGAGACCGCTGACGACTGCGAAGGCCCACGGGACCAAGACCTTGATCTGCTTGCGCAGCCAGCTTGCCCGCGCGTCTGCCAGGATGATCTGACGCAGCTGCCGCAACTCGGCGGCGGACAGTTGCTGAGGAGCTTCGTTGCGTTGTTTGAGTTCGTCGGCCAGCTGATTCAGCAGGTCGCTGTCGAGGTTTTCCATGGGTCTCTCACAGAATGGTGATGCCCAGCGAATCGATGGCGTAGCTGGGTGCGACAGACCCGGATCCTACCGCTTTGGGACCGCCGAGAAGGGACCATCCGAGCAGGTTCCCGGTCGTGGCCGAGTCATAGAAGCCAGAAGCGGTAATAGTGCCCCACGAGCCTCCTACAGAAGGGAACGTGATCGAGCTGTTGTTGCCTGTGCGGCCGCTCGTTCCGCTGCTCGCCGACGTGGTACCAGCACCCTGCGTGCCTGACATGGACGACAGGCTGCTGACCACACCCGTGCGCGCGTAGCCCGGACCCGAGACCTCCGTACCGCCGCCTGCATTGGTCGGCGCAGTCGTGAACAGCGCGTGATAAAGCGTGGCCGGCGGCGTGTAGCTTTGCCCTCGAAAGATCAAATCGATCAGCTTGTTTGACAAGTAGTCAGACATACCCGGGGCAAGTCCAACCGTCACGCCCAGCTGCCCAGGTGCGAGCGAGAAGGTGTCGCCATTGTTGATCGTGCCGGAGGTTGGGACTGGCAGATAGAACCAGCAATTGCCGTCGGTGCTGGCATCAAAGAAACCCACTACCGTGACTGTGCCCCAGGACCCGCCTGCGGTGGGCCAGGTGATGGTGCTGTTGTTCGTGGTCGCGTGCGTAGTGCCTGTGCTGGCCGTGGTCGTGCCTGCGCCGTGCGTGCCTGAGAAGCTGGTCAAAGTCCGGGTGGTTACGACCCGCGCGTAGTCCGTGCCACTCAGCTCCGTAAAGCTACCGTCACTTGCTGCGCTGCCCAGGGCCAAGTACCAGTTGCCGGGCAGCCCATGATCTTGCGCACGGAACAAAAAGTCGACCAGTTTGTTCTCTGCGTAGTTGGTTGCTTGACTCATTTAGAGACCTCCTCCGGATCCATTGTCATAAATGACGTTGATGATCAGCCCGGCCGTAGCCTGAATGATCGTGGTGCCGATCTTGCGAATGTAGACGATCGCGAAACCGCCGTCGTTGGCGCCAGGAAAACTGCTCAGATCCAGCTCGAAGCGGCGGTCAGAGGTCATGGGCAACCAAGTCTCGACTGCATCGCCGGTGGGTGGCACTAGGCCGCTTGTCTCCCAGTGCACGAAGACCTCGTATTGCGCAGCAACCACGGGATCGGAAACAGCGGTCAGCCACTCACCCGGGTAGCTGCCGCCATTAGAGGTGTAAGGTGGATCGAACGGTCCGGCCCCTTCGATCGGCGTGTTGTGGTAGCCCGTGCCATCCCAAGTGAACGTGCCGTCCGTGTGAAGGGTGAAAGCAATGCTCTTGGCAAAACCGATGTTGCTGAGGTCGTGATAGTTGAGGCGCACGCCCACTGCAGTGCCACCACCACCGGTGCCATCGCCACCAGTCTCGACCGAAATGATCGGATCCTGCACATCACCTGGGCCAGGCAGCAGGGCATTGTCTGCTGCGTGCACACGGTCATCGTCGATAACCATCGCAAGCTCGTAGAGCTGCGCACCTTCGTCGGTCCGGCCGCCATCCGAAATCGCACTGATCTTGCACAGCTCGTCGCTCTGCCCTTGTGCACCGAACAGGAACATTGGCCGCTCACGCTCGGCGTCGTCCAGCACCAGAGTGAAATCCGGCGCTGAGGGCAGGATCACGCTGTACTGGTCCGTGCCCGGAAGCACAGCCACAGGCGTGGTCAAGGAGCCGTCGTCGCGTTGCAAGGTCAGGTAGTTGGATGCTCCGAAAACCGGCGGCTCACTCAGCCGCAAGGTCAAGGTCGCCAAATTCCAGTCGACGACTTCTCCGCTCTGCCCATAGCCCAGTGCCAGCATGAACCTCACAGGGCTCATGTAGGCCGGCAGCAGACCTTGCATTTCTGTCGTACAGGTCGCCGTGCGCGTGCGGTATGCCAGCGAGGCGGCTTCGAACAACCCCTCACGATGCGCGTGTGTCGTGCCGGTGATACCCGGCAAGCGCAGCAGTACGGGCTTGGTCATCTCGCTCACGCCAGGCGCCGGACATTCAATCGGCGTCCACTGCCACGTACGGTTGCTGAAATACTCGACGATGAAACCGTCCGGCGTGTTCTCGACCGGCAAGGTCTCCTGGATCGTCATCGATCCGGGCTGGGTGTTTGAAGGCGTGAACGCGCTCATCGGAAGGTCGGCCTGCTCATCGCGTGCGATGGTCAAGATCCCGTGTCGGCGAAAGACCCGAGCTCGGCCCGTACGCGCGATCAGCTGCATCGCCTCCCACGCATCCATGGTGGTGTCGAAGCAGTAGTCGAAACGATCCTGACGCGCATCCCACACCAGAGCAAGGTCGTAGAACGACTGGATGTCGATGCGCTCGTCGGGCAGGCCCAGACCCCAGACCGGGCTGCGTGCCAAATCCAGCAACCACCACGCCGCATTGCGCGTGTAGGTCTTGGTCAGCGACCAGCCGTCATCCGGCGTCCAGGTCTGGACCTTGGCCTGCAGAATCAGCGCGACCTGGTGAGACGACTCGTTGGTCAGTTGCTCACTCGCGCGCATGACCACTTCGAAGTGCGCTGAGTTTGCGTTCAACGAAGCCGCGTCGCTGAGGTAGGCACGCATGCCCACCCAGGCCAGCTCGTGCAGCGCATTGGCATCCGTGTTCTTGATGTCCAGTCGTGCGAGACGAACCTCCAGGCGAGCCGGCGTGGTGATCGTGTACTTGTTGGACCACCGCTGCGGCGTGTTCGTGTTGGCCGTGCGCTCTTCGACCGCGATTTCGATCCAGTCGGTCTGGCCGCTGCCGAAGTCATCGATCTCGCGGACCTGGACGCTCCAGCGCACCGTGAGGTTGCCGCCATTGCCCAGGCCGCGAGTGGCCGCCACGTCGATGCCCAGCTGAGCGACCTTGCGGCCCGGCGCGCAAGCCGAGTAGCCGCCCACGTAGACCAGCTCGTCCAGGACTTGGCTGGAGACTTCCTTGGACGTGGTCACATTAGCCTTGGCCATCGAAGGTTGCACACCCGGCGCGAGGTACTCGGCCTTCAGCACATCCTGGAAGTGCGAGATCTTGGTCTGGCCCAGCAGCGCGGTCTCGACGTCGTAGTCGTCGATGCCGACGATGTACACCGCGTAGAAGTACTGGTCGTTGTCGAGGTTGTCGCCGTCGTTGTCGATGTACTCGAGGTAGGGTTGACCGGCGAAAGCGGGCGTGATCTTGTAGCGGCCGCACGTGCGCCAGATGGGCTCATCCAGGCGTGCCTGATTGCCGTCGAGTGACGTAGAGTAGGTGGTGCCGAAGCCATTGCTGCCAGCAACTTGCTGAGGCAGCACGGGCAACAGCGCGTTGATCGCCAGATTGCCGCCGATGTTGATCGCAGCAAACACATAGGGATTGCCGCCGGAAAAATAGAAGGCAGCGGTAGCCACAGCCACCTGCAGAACCATCCGAAGGCTGTCGCGATCCTGCGGGAAGTCGTAGAACTCAACCACATCGTTCACAGAAACGACACAGCGCTCCCAGTCCTCAGGCAGCAGGTATTCGCCGTTGTAGCGGCACACGAGCAAGCCGGTAGGTTCAGGGGCCAGCTGGGCGAGCGTTGCGCCGATCTTCGCAGCTTGCATCTGGTCCGGCCGCAGCCCGAGCATCGGGTTGCGGCAAACGCCGACGACTGGGGGGCGCAGCAGTTGACTCACTCTTTCCTCCAAATTTCAAAATAGGCTTCGGTGCTGACGGCCTGCGCCCAGGGCCGCCAAACCACGCCAGTCTCGTTCGTCGACTCCAGCACACCCAGTCGATTATTGGCTTCCACTGCAACAGCCACGTGCAGCGTAGGCTTCGGGAACAGCAGAATGTCGCCGTCGTTGACTGGCTGCTGAGCCACCGAGATGCGGCGCCATCCCGAGACACGCGCTGCCTCCTTGATGGCTCGGACGTTGTTGTGAATCTCGCTGTTGAGGACCACCTCCGGCATGGCAATGCCGTAGCGAATCCAGAAGACTGCACGTACCAGACCCCAGCAACTGTAGTGCGTGGGGCCAAAGCCGTCAGGTGCGTGCGGCTTGCCGACCAGTTCATAGGCCCAGTGTTTCATCGCTCGAGCGTCGGGTATTCGCTGCGCTTGACCGTGGTCCTGGGCACAGCGATGTTGACAGGATCCCCGTAGCTCGCGCGAAAGCTCGTTGAGCCTCCGTCGATCAAGGACACGTTGGAAATCTCCCAGGTCGTGACCGGCAGTAGGTGAGGCGCCGTCGTATCGTCAGTCGCGTAGAGCCGTTCGGTGATGAGCAAGGGTTCGCGCGAGCCTCGGATCAGCTTTAGCGCATCTGTCACGAGGTGGCTGATGTTCGAGATGGTCAACGTGATGTCAGGGGACGCGGCCTGGTCCGACTCCTCGGGCTCGGTCTTCTGAATGTCGCAGGCCAGGAACTCGACCTCCGTCGCAGAATCAACCGGGGCGCCGTCTTCCAACGTGGCGAGGAAATTCTCGGTGTTGTTGACAAAGCGCACCGGAGGCACCAGCAGGCTGTGCCGAAACTCGAAACACGACAGCACGACTCGCTCGGCCGGCGCGTAGGTGGCGGCCCCCTTCAGCGCATCGCTGAGGCTGACGCCTTTCAGTGGACTACCGTAGGTGGGCATGGTGTGGGCTCAGCAAGTGCAGAAGGGTAGCGCAGGCGTGTAATCTTCGGTGTGTTCGACAACATTGGTAACCCTGATCTCGTCGAATTGGAACGACAAGGTAGGGTTACCTCCAGGGCCGCCGCCTTCCAAGCTGAGACTCCCGAGTCCGCTGGTACCGCCAAAGCCATTGGAGAACACTTGTGTACCGTTCGCGTAAAAGCGATAGCGACCTTCTCCGCTGTTCAGTTCACAGTCATACAGAGTGTCATAAAGAAATCCACTGTAGGTGCCACTGTTGAACGAAGGCGGGTGGAAGTAACTGAAGTGAAAGCCTCCAGAGAAATCTGACTCCATCGTCAAACGCATGACTTCACTGCTGCTCGCGTTGTAGAGCCGGAAACGAGCGTAGCTGCCGTCGTCCAGCGAGGTCGGACCCAGGATCTTGAAGGAAAAACAGAGCGACCAAGAACCGTCGACAGTGACAGCTGGAGAAGAAAAACTGACCTGCGCATTCTCTTCAAAGGCCAGTCGAAGATCTTTGCTGCCATACAACGCAGAGCTTGAACCCAACGTGAGCTGGTCAGCACCGGAGTCAATCGTATTGCCGCCAATCAGCAAAGGCAAAGATGCGCCAATACTGCCGCTCTCAAAGTTCGCTTGCCATGCGGTGTGCGAGCAGTCGCATGTAGCTGGAGGGACCAGCGGGTAGTAGTTGGGCAAGACCCCTGCGCCTCGGATCTCCACCTTGGCAGAAACGTCCCACGTTCCGTTGGCCACGTGTTGCCAACTGGGCGGCGACAAAAAACGTCGAACAGCCGTCATCACGCCAGCAGGCAAGGGCCAATCGGCAGCGAAGAAGAGGCCACCATAAATCAGCGTGGTCTGCCACCATGCCTGAAACACGGCCGCCTGGTCCGCGGTGAAGCGGAACCTCAAATCCTGTGTACCCGCGAAGTCACGTTGGAAGCTCGCGCTCTCACGTGGGTCGCTGCCGTAGCGAATCGCGCGATCGTTCGGAACTACCGGTGCCTGCTCAGGCCCAGGCAGCGTGATTGGATAGACAACAGGATCAGCCATTTTATGTGTGGAGGTTAGAGCAGCTCAAAGTCAGCTTAGCCTAAGGCTGACAGCTTCGACGACTGCGTCGCTCTGTGCGGTTTCATAAATGACCAGTGTTTCGAGCGTAAGCGCTGAAGGAGCTACCAAGCCGGATCTTGCACCAACATACCAGGGTGCGGCGTCGAAGTTGCCGCTGACCGGGCCGCCATCGCCATTGCTACTGCGCGTCAGCAGGGTGCCATCGGAGAACAGCGCGGCCTTGTTTGCTCCGCCGAACGCGAGTCGATCGAACCTGGCAGTCAGGACCTGCCCGGAGGGTCCTGTATCGAAGTCACTGCGCGCTACATTCGCACTAGTCGTCTGCGAAAGACCCACTGAAGTCTTAGACGACTCGTAGTACAGAATCGCTCCGGTGTTGCTGTTGTAGTTCGCGCTTTGCTCGAGAAAGATCTGCGTCGTCGTCGGGGCCGAGCCCTTCAAGTAGACGGTGAATGCGTTGGGCGTTCCGGTGTTGGGCGACACCAGGATGTCGCTAGTTCCGTCGAAGACAACCCCGGCATCAAGCACTCCGCCGTCAACGATGCGGGGCTGCGCACCAGCAGTCGCCTGCGCGAGGTGATGGCCCCCGCCGCTCTGGTCGTACCAAGTCGTGATGAAGGCATCGTTGGCACCGACGAAGGTCGCGAGCCCGGCGGTATCCAGCACGCCAGCGACGAAGTCGATGTCGTCTTCGGCATCGTCATTGCTGCGACGGACTCGGATCGCTGGTCCCACATAGCTGGTGTTCAACTGCCCCAGACTGTACGCGCCCCAGAGACTGCTCAAGTAAGGATCCAGTGGCAGGCTGTCGTCTGAAGAGGTCAAGATAAAGAGCATCATTAGTCGAGGGTCCTCGTGTAGCCAATACGGAAGCTGAAGTCAGTGCAGGAACTGTTCGACGAGACGGTCAGCTGGATGTCGTCCCCCACGCTGAAGGCATTCACGCTCGCGTGGGCCTGGCTTTGCTCCGAGCTGCTGACAGCATTCGCCGTGCCGCCAAGAGCCGTCGTGTTGATCTTGAACGTCGCCGTGCAGCTGCCGCTGCCGCAGATGGTCGTGGTGTCGGTAATGACCCCTGCATGGGTAGCCTTGAGGACAAGTTTGTAGGTCTTGTTGGTGACGGTCTCGATGAAACCAGGCATCATCTCGCCCGTCTGGACCTGCACTGCACTGGCGCCGCCAACGCCGAGCTCTTTGGCCACTAGATTCGCGCCGCCATCAACAGTAAAGGTGTGGTCGACACCGACACCGGCGAGCACAACATGCCACTGCAGCTCGCCGTAGCAGTAATCGTTGGGGTCGTAGACGTCGTCGACCGGAGCCCACCAGCCGGACGCGGCGTGTTCGATGTTGAACTGGTCGATCCTCAGGTAGTGCACGCCTCCAGTGAACTTGAGGCCGTGTTGGCAGTGCACTGCCATCAGCCGCGAGATGTGGCTGGCATGGTTCGCGGCGGTGAACTCTCCCGCCCATTTGCAGCCCCACGTCGCGAGCTGCTCTGCCACGAAGTGCTCGGAGGTTCGGAAGCCCTGATAGAACCCGATGATGTTGACGGCGCCGACGCGTGTGTAGGCGCCATTGTTGTTGTCGGGGAACTTGATGCCGTAGCTCGACGCCGTCGTTGGCTCCGGCAGGCCCTGAACGTAGTACGAACCGGTGTCGACCACGACCTGGTCGACGTCACACGAAACAACGTGCGAGAGGTCCAGCCCGGTATGGGTGGGGTTGTCCGGCATGCGGAACGTGATGTCGCGGGCCACGAAGTGGACGAAGGTGAAATCGAGGAAGGAGCCAGACGGCCCCCAGCCGCCGAGCATTGCTCCACCAGATCCAGACGAGAGCGTGCTTCGGAGGACGACCTGGCCATCCGGGACCTCGGTGTCTCCGACCACCGAGACGATCGGCGGCGGTGCGAACTCGCCTACGAACTCGATCGTGATCTGCTGATCGTCGAGCACGTCCAGGATCGGCAGTACGAGCTGGGAGTTGCTCCGACCGGTGTCTTGCAGCGCACCGGCAATGACGTAGTCGCCGGTGCCCCGGCGGAAAAATAAGCGTGCGCCACCCAACAAAGCAGCTGCAGCCATGGCTGATTGAACTGCCGCCGTGCTATCTGTGGAGCCGTCAGGCATTCCACCGAAAGTCAGCATCACGTCAAGAACAGGTAAGCCGTTCTTCCTCCAAGCTGCGCCACTGTATTGGTAGGTGGTATTCTCGTCCAACAAATAAGCGCACCAACCTTCTAAAGGAGTAAGAAAAATCCAACCAGAAGAAATATCATCGCCTACCTGCCAGACAGCAAAGTCTTTGGCATGTCCAGCCCAAGCGCCCGAAGGAGAAGGCCCGACAATATAAACATCGCCGGAGGCAGGAGAGCCTGGCGGAGTCGATAAGTCTTTGTCGATCACTCGCGGTTGAATCACTGCATCCAACACGCGTAAATTCTTGTTCATGCCAGAACCCCAACCAGTTTCACTGTCGGTGTATCCAGCAGCCAAGCCTATATTTTGAGTTGAAATAGCGGTCATTTAGCAATTTCCTTATACGCCCCAAGGGCCTGACCAATCTGAACCCCAGCCTTCATCGGAAATACTTGAAGCGACAGCTGAAGAAGTGCCTGCTGCAGTCCCTGCCGCCAAAGAATTAGCTCGCCCAACAGCAGATGCCGTTGAATTACCTGATATTAGTCCGACCGCAGCTCCTAAAGGAACTGCCGAAGCATTTGAACTTCCTGCAGCAACTCCAACTCCTGTCACAAGTGCTAGCCCGACCGCTGTTGCACTTGATGTGCCTGCCGCAAATCCAGCATCACCCGAGATAATCGCAGAAGCCTCGGCCGTGGAAGAACCTACAGCAGAACCAACAGAAGTGGCATAGCGCGAGAGAGTGAAAGCCCAAGCCAATTCATAGGCCAAGGGCGTCAAAGACAGCGTCGTGAAGGCCCAGGAATACTCGCTCGCGAACGTGTGAGCCAAAGATCCAACCACACTGCCATACACCGACCAGCCAACCTCCGCGTGCAAGCCCGTGTCGACTGGCCCCTCCACCGAGCCTTCTCCCAGCAATCGGATGCGACCGGTGACGAACCAGTCGAGCGTCTGGCTGGGCTCGGCTTTGTAGGGCTCTTCCCATTCTGCGCGCCACCAGAGTAGCCCAGGGCCCTGATTGGCCACCTGGACCGAGAACTGGCGAACGCCACCGGCGAGGTCTTCCTCGTACCAGCGATAGAACGCGCCCATCTGGTCGCTGGTCAAGTCCCACTTGACGCTGACCACCCGGTGCGGGATCGTACGAAGGCGACGCACTCGGCGTCGACGCGTCAAATCGACGCGGCCATAGACATCGCCTTGCTCGATCCCATGGTCCGAGCCCAGCAGCTGTGGCAACAGCTCAGGGACAGTCAATTCAGGCAGTGCCATATCAGTTCCGGCGCGGCAGGCCGCCTCGCATGCTGACACCTTGCGACTTCAGCGTGCTCGCGAACGCGCCGCCAGTCTTGACGTCTCGGATCATCTGGTTCTTCGCTTGACGCAGGAAGATCTGCACGTCCTTGTCGCCGTTGGGACGACGACTTTCCCGAGTCTGCACTTCGACTCCTGCCTGGTTCTGGACGCTGACGTAGGTGTTGGCATTGACCGTCGGCGCAGCGCCGCCATGCATGACCACACCAAGCGAGCCGTTCGGGCCACGCTTGAGCGGCATCACGGCCTCAGGGCCTGCCTCACCCATCACGCCATTCGAGAAGCCTGCGCCGTTGGCAAACTTGAAGCCGGTCGGGCGATCGAAGATGCCACCCTTCGCGTACTTCTGCCAGCCGTCCCAATTGAACGCTGCACCTTTGGCGGCTCCTACAGCACCGCCAATCGAGCCCATGTCGCCAGTTGCACCCGCACCGCCGCTGCCACCGCCAAACAGGCTGCCGAAGAAACCGCCGATGCTGCTGCCACTACTGCTCTGGATGGCCGAGAAGATCGACTGGATCGCAGACCAGATCGAAGAGCCAAACTTACTCAGCGAGTCGGTCACCGGAGCGAAGCTCGCGCGCAGATCGTTGAAACCCTTGGTGACCTCAGGCAGCTGCTTTTGGGCAAGGTCCTCGTAGGCACCCAGGAAGGCGCCGTTGTCGCCCGTGGTCGAAGCTCCTTCCAGGGGCTTGCTGCCCTTCGAGCCACCGCGGCCGAAGACGAACGACGAGAAATTCTCCGCCAGCTTGGTTGCTTCCGGTGCGATCTGCGTGCGGTAAACCGTCTTGCTGATCTCGGCGATGATGAACTTTCCCATGTCCTGGATGTTCAGCTTGCCGGTCTCGATGAAGCTCACCCACAGGTCCTCACCACGTTGGACCAGGCCGGTGATCATGTCGTCGTAGGCCTTGCGATAGGTGCGCAGTGTGTTCTGCCACTCGGCCGAGTTCTTCTTCCAGTCCGGCATCACCGCGTCGCGCGCGACGCTGCCAGCACGGTCCGCGGAACGGTCGCGCTCGGCCTGGATGCGCTGCAGCTCGGACTCGAGCTCGGTGATCCGCTTGCGCAGCCGCAGGGCAAGTGGTTCGTTGGTGTCGAGCTTGTCGAGGTCGGTGTAGGCATCGGTGATCTGCTGCTGGGTCTTCAGCAGGATCGAGCTGTACTTCTCCGCCTCGGCGTTGCGTGCAATGGCGTAGGCCTGCTCTTCGGGCAGCATCGAGTCAATGGCCTGCTTGATGCGCTGCTGGTCTTCCATCAGCGACACGCCCTCGCGCAGCTTGGCCAGCTCCGCGTCGACCGCACGCGTGTCGACGTTCTGCTTGCCGGCCGACTTGATGTCGGCGATGGCCTTGCGCTGGTTCAGCTCCTGCGTCAGCTGCTTCTGCGTCTCGGCCAGCTCCGTGAGCACCGTGTTGGCCTTGCCGTTCTTGCCTGCAGCCTGCAGCTCGACAATCTTCGAACGGTACTTCTCGACGTACTCGGCGAGCAACTTGCTCTCAGCGTCGTACTGCCGCTGCGCAAGCTCTTCCGATGCGAGCGCATAGGTGGTCTCGCTGATCAGCTTGCCCTTGTTCGACTCCTCCAGCTGCGCGCGCTCGTTCGCGAAGGCCTCCTTCAAGGTCTTCTCGCGCGCGCTGTACTGGGCCTTCAGCGAGTTGATGAGCGAGCCTGGAGCTTCTTCCGGCACCGGGCGTTCGCCTGTGCCCTCCGAAGCTTTGACCTTGGCTTGCCGATCGGCGTACTGAGCCACCAGCTCGTTCATCTGCCGGTTGGCATCCAGCTCCTTGTTGATCTGGCTGCGCAGCAAGGTCGCTTGGTTGAGGTTGCTCTGCGCGGCCGCAAGCGCTTTACGCGCGGTGCCACCTGCGCCGGTCTCCACGCCGCTGGTGACGCCGGTCGCTCGGCTCTTGGCCACGTTGGCCATGACTTGGTCCAGCCGAGTCTGTGCTGCATCGACCGCGGCCTGCTTGGCCGCAATGTCGTCGTCCAGCTGCTGCAGCGAAGCGCGCCCGCTTTCCTGGTTCTTGTTGAACTCTTCCTCGGCCGTCTTGCCCTGCAGCGCCAGCAGATTCGAGCGAGCGCGCTTGGTCTCTTCCTGCAGCTTGGCCAGCACGGCTTGGTTGGCCGCCAAGGCGTCAGTCTGGCCAGGACCCTTCTTGTCCCCGCGCGCCGAAGCCCAGTAGAGATCCCACGCCACCGTGGCGCCCACGAGCACCGTGCCGATGACCGGGATCAGGCCGGCGATGCGCTTCAGGCCGGTCGAGGCGACCGTGCTGCTGATCGCTGCGTTCGCTTCCGTGGCGACGGTGTTCTCGACGGTCGCGACCGTCAGGCCCCGCATGCTGGTCGTGAGGGCCGTGATGATGCCCACACCAGCGCGCAGTGCGTCGCCGGTGAAGGCTGCTGCTTTCCAGGCGAGGTAGGCGATGGCCAGGTTCTTCACCACATCCAGGTTCTGCACCAGGACCACACCCAGGTTGGCAACGGTGAGCGCCAGCGAGGTGACGTTGTTCTGGAACTCGCGCGAGCCGAAGATCTTCTGCAGGCCGGACGTGATCTGGAAGAGCGCCGGCTGAATGGAGCTGAAAGCCTCGACCAGCGAGGCCTGGAACGAGCTGGCGACGCTGGCGATCTGGTTCTTCGAAGTCAGAGCAAGCTGCGCAGCGGCGACTGCTTGATAGCCGTATGCTTGGTCGATCTGCTGGCGCGTGCTCTGCAGTTGGCTGACCGCATCGCCACCTTCCTTCGACTTCTTGTTGAACGCATCGAGCAGCGCGACCAAGTCCTTGCCGCCTCGCGTATTGGACAAGTCCTGAACGAAGCGGGTCTGGGCCGCACCTTTGAGCGAGTTGTACTTCTGGGCAAGGCTCTCGACGAGAGGCAGCAGCTCCTTGATCTTGCCGGTCTGCGGGTCGAGCGCATCGACCTTCCACGCGACCATGTTCCGGCGCACGATCGAGGTGCTGCCGGACAGTTCGGCATACATGTTCTTCAGCGCCGTACCGGCCGCGGTGCCGCGGATGCCCAACTGGCTCAGGATGGCCAGGTTGGTCGCCACATCGACCAGCGACGCACCATACAGCACGTGCACCTCGGAGGCGGACTGCATGGACCGAGTCAGCGATTCAACGCTGGACAGGGAGATCGCAGCAGCCTTGGAAACGATGTCGCCCACACGACCGAAGCCATTGGCCGTGTAGCCGAACGCGGTCGACATCTGCACCATCGACTCAGCAGCCTGCTCGATGGTCGTGGTGCCGGCGATGGCGAAGTTCAGCACGTCGCCGATAGCTGCGCGTTGCTCCTTGATGCTCAGGCCGGCCAAGGTCAGGCTCTTGAAGGCCTCGGCGATCTGCTGCGGGCCGAACGGGCCTTCGCGCGCGAGGCCCAGCAGCTGCTCGCGCAGGCCGGCGACCGACTGCGCGGTCTCGCCGCCCAGCACCTGGATGATCGACAGCTCATGCTCAACGGCCGAGCCCAGCTTGACGACCTGCACGAAGGCGTTCGACAGGGCGGCGCCGGCCAGCAGCGGGCCCAGGTTGCCCCAGGTCAGGAACATCGCGTTGAAGCCGGAGGCGGCCCCCCGCGCAGCGCTGTGCAAGTCGTTGAGCAGCAGCTTCGTGTTCGCGAGCTTGGGCTTGCCGGCCTCGAGCTCGGCGTTGAAGCTCGCGTGCGAAGCCTTCAGCTGGTCGAAACTGGTGGCAGCCTGGGCGACCGACAGAGCGGTGCTGCCGAACGTCTTGCTGACGTCTTCCGGCGCCCGGCCGGCATCCAGCTGCGCCCGGGCGCGCACCGCGGTGCCCAGCTGCGCCCGCGGGTTGCGGGCTTGGTAGGCGGCCTCGGCCACCCGAATCTTCTCGGCGGCGTTCTTCAGCGCGGCCACCTCGCGATCAGCCGCCGCAGCCTGCTCCTCTGCGATCTTCAGCGAGCCGACCTGCATCTTCGCGATCCACGCTGCGCGGGCCTCCGCCTCCTTGGCGGCCGCTGCCTGGATCGACTCGGCGATCTTCAGTGAGCCCAGCTGCATCTTGGCCTGCCACGCGCTCGCACCCGCGGCCGCCTTCGCTGCAGCGGCCTCCTGCGCTTCAGCGATCTTGAGCGAGCCGGTCTGCATCTTCGCAACCCAGGCCAGCTTCGCGCGCTCCTCCTTCAGTTCAGACGCAGCCAAGGCTTCCGCGATTTTCAACGAACCGACCTGCATCTTGGCCTGCCAAGCACTCGCGCCGGCCGCCGCCTTGGCGGCTGCCAGATCCTGGGCCTCACTGATCTTCAGAGAGCCCAGCTGCATCTTGGCCACCCAGGCCGCCTTGGCACTCGCTTCGGTCTGATCAGCCTTGGCGATGGATTCAGCGATCTTCAACGAGCCAACCTGCATCTTGGCCTGCCAGGCACTCGCGCCGGCTGCTGCGCGCTCGGCAGCCGCGTTCTGGGCTTCCGTGATGCGCAGTGAGCCGACCTGCATCTTGGCCTGCCAGGAGGCCAGGGCGCTGCCTTCCCGGGCCGCTGCGTCGCGCGCAGCCTGCTCGAAGCCGGCCGAGCCCACCATCAGCTTGGCCTTGAAGGCCGAGATGCCGCTCTTGCCGTTGCCCGCCTTGCTCAGCTCCTTCTCGACCTGATCGGCGCCGCTCTTGGCGGCGGCAGCGGCCTTCTTCATGCCGCTCTGAATCGCCTCGGCCATCTCGGCCAGCGCCGTCTTCTGCCCCTGGGCAAGCTCGATGAATTGCGTGCGAAATTTCCGCATCTCGTCGGTCAGCTGGCCCAGCCCGCCCAGGTCCGGGCGGATGTCCTTCATGGAGGCAAGGTTCTGGCGCAGCTTGTCGAGCGAGCTGTTCAGCTCGTCGACAGTGGCCTTACCGGCGCCGGTGACTGTGAGTTTTACGTTCGGGCCGGCCATGGTGAGGCTCCTTTGCCTCGTATTGTCCCTGAGGCGTCAGTTCGGAGCAACGTCAGACTCAGTTCGCGTGGCACTATTCTCTGCCACCTGCGTCATGTATGCGCTGTCCAGCCCCTGGATGAAGTGCACGAACTGCTCGCGCTCCTCGTAAGTGCTGACGAAGAACATCTGGCAGAAGGCGAACATCTCGCTCACCGGAATGGGCAAGGGGTGCCCGTGCGCGGAGTAGTGCCGGCTGCTGCTCAAGACGTTGAAGGCCCTCAGCAGCTCCTCGTGCGTAGGGAGAGGCGTCGGCCGGTTCAGGAGCGCCTTGGGCTTGATGCCCATGTCGCGCTCCATCCTCTCAAGGAACTCGATCTGCGGCCCCCACCGCATCTGCCAGTGGAGGCACTCAATCAGTTTCCCAGGGCTTCTTGCTCCTGCACCAGGCGGTAGCGGTCGAAGTCACGCGAATAGCCGCTGATGACCTCGCGGAAGTCGCGCATGGCCAACACCTTCACGGCGTTGTCGGTGCTGTACGGGAAGGGTTGGCCGTCGAACTCCATGCCCTCCCAGTTCAGCAGGATCGTGGTGGCCATGGCCTCGATCGTGATCTCCTCGGCCTTCGCTTCGGCCGCGTCGTTCTTCTTGTCCAGCAGCGCCCGGTTCTTCTCGTACAGCTTGCTCATGACCTTGCGATAGGCCTTGTTGCCTTCACGCGCGACCAGCACGGACGCGTCACCCAGCTCGCACCAGGTGCCTTCGACTTCCAGCTGCTCGTTGCTGGCAAACTGCTTCATCAGGTCCATCAGAATTCCTCGGTTGAAAATTGTCACTGTAGCAAACTTAGCAGATATGTCAATCTGCCGGGAAGAAAAGCGGGGTCTCCCCCGCTGTTCTTGAGTCACGTCGATCAGGCGAGTGCGACGCCCACGCGGTCGATGAAGATCTCCTTGCGAAGAGCAACCACCGCATTGGTGTCATCGGCCACAGCCATGAACTCGATGGTCGCCATCAGGTCCTGGTCCTTCGCGCCGGCCACCACCTTGTGCGAGCTGATGTTCGCCTTGGGGATCGAGAAGACGTAGCCATTGCCGGAAGCATCCTGCGACGACACGATGATCGCGATGTACTCGTTCGCGATGAAGCTGTCGTAGATCGTGCCATCGGCGAAGTAGACGTCCATCGAACCCTTGAGCGCGATCGTGCCCACGCCCACGCCGACCAGGCCCAGGGTGCCGATGGCGTCCTGACCCCGCAGCACGTTGTCGTAGTCCAGCGTCAGGGTCTTGATGTAGGTCGAGGTCAGCGGGCCGGTGCCCAGCCAAATCTGGCCCACCCCGGTCGCGGCGTTGTGGATGTCGTACGGACGCGACGCAGCGATCGAACCCGGCAGAGCCGTGACCACATCACGCGGACCCGTGAAGCCCAGGAAGTCGAACGAGCCGTCGGTCAGCGCGCCGGAGGCAAACTTCAGGCTCATCTTGCCCGGCGTCATGCCCTTGTAGGAGAAGAACTGCGTGACGTCGGTGTACGACTTCTCGATCGTGAACGAGGTCTTGGTCACGCCGTTGGTCAGACGCGAGGTCTGCACCGCGCAGGACGCGACTGCCGAACCCGCCGTGGCCGGCGTGCCCGCATCCAGCGTGATCACGGTCGTGGTCGGTGCCACGCTCGAGGACACCCGGAACAGCTTGCCGTTGTTGGCATGCGAAGGAGCCAGCAGGCGAAACCACTGGCCCAGCTTCAGGCCGGTCAGGGCATTCGCACCGGTGGGTGCCACCGCTGCGGTGATGGTCGTGGTCGTGAAGTCAGCCGTGAACGTGGTGCCCACACCGTTGGTGCCGTAGACCGTCCAGGCATCTTCCAGCAGCGAAGCGAGAAACGGGTCGTACTCGCCGTAGCTCAGGTGGAAGTTGAAACCGCCGGAAGCTTGGGCGCCGACCGGAACCACCGAGGAAATCTGGCGGTCAGACCGGATCTCCTTGGACATCTCCTTGGTGACCGCAAAGTCGAGCGACTCGCCGGTCATCCGGAGATAGGTGCCATTGCCGACTACCGGCGTCACGCCCGGCGTCACTTCCAGAATGTAGGCCAGCTGGGCACGGCTGGTAGATGCAAGAGTCGGCATGTTTTCGCTCCGTTGGGCTATACGCGCCGGATTGTAGGCGCGCGAGGGTTATTGGGCAACTCGTGTGAACCAAAAAGGAATCATGACTGGGTAGCACATCCAGCCCTTCGCCAGAACCGATTTATGAGCTGTACCGGCGTAGGTCCGCAAAACACTGAGATCCTTCAGCTCGTAGTACGGCAGAAAATGATCCCGCAGGGCAAGTGCCTTCGCGCTGCCTTGGTCTTCTCGGATGCAGGCCGTGACCACGATATACCCGTCCTGCTTGATCAAGGGTTTCGGGCCAAGCTCGAGCTGACCACCGCCCATTTCCATCATGCAAATATCCACGTAGGGAGTTTGCCGGGCCGTGATGTCAATCAGATTGCGGTTATCCCACTGGATGTCGATCGGCGTGCCGACCCAGGCCGCTTTGGCTTGCTCTCCCAGCGTGACGATCATCTGGCGCGCTTGTTCGGAAGTGCTCATAGCGGGTTGTAGCTCTGGTATTTGTCAGCAGCGTACTGGGTCATGACAACCCGGCCATCCAACAAGTTGACGGGCCTGATGTAAATCGAATGGGCCTCCACCGCCGGTGCGATCTCGGTCGGATTGTAAATATAGACGTCGTCGTAGATGCTGAACACCAATCCCTCGACACGTGGTTCCGAGATACTCATGGCCGGCGCGTCACCCATTTGATGAGGCTCGACTGCGTGCGTCGGAGAATCCCAAAATGCCGCCTTCTCCGGAATCGTATGCTCAGATTCCGGCATACTGTTCACCCCCACGTACCAGTTGGCCGCAAGGTTGCCTGACCACTGCGGGGTTCCGTGCAAAATTTCCGAAAATACGATCTGGACCAGCAGGTAATACTTCAGCTGCACCCAGGCATTCATCGAGCGCTGCTCTTCCTCCAGCTCGCGCAGGAACTGGTCGATGCCGGAGGTGTCGAGCTCAACCACGGCGCACGTGCATGAGCCAGGCGTCCAGCTCTGCCTCCACGCTCAACACCTGCCAGCCGCTGCCGTCGACACGCGTGAAGCGCGCGCCGACGGTGGGCGTGATCGAAGCGGCCGCCACCAGCATGGTCAAGTCGCCCGGCTTGGCCGGCCGATCCGCCTCGGTGCGGAAGCGGTACAGCTTGTTGAAGTCGAACAGCAGCGAGGGCACCGCGGTGCTCAGGGTCGCGATCTCGTCGGTGACCGGGTCGTAGCTGCCATTGCCGGTGAAGGTCACGGTCTCGGCCGTACCTGGATCCAGCTGATCGGACTGAGCGACGTTCAAGCCCTCCACCGGCAGGTAGGTCTGGCGCGAGCGCAGGATCAGGCTGCCACAGATCAGGAACGTGCCCCGCTGCACTGGCTCATCCGGCGCAATGAAGACGTTCCAGAAGGTGTCGATCTCCCCGGTAGTCAGCTGGTTGACCGTGTCCTTGAAGTACTGCTTCTGCACGTAGGCCGTCGTGCCACCCGCCCCGAGGCAAGCTTGCCCGGGCGTGCGCAGCAGGGCAAGGTCGGTCGCCTTTTTCATCCCGTACGAGCGTCGAATCACCTCGCCGCCGTAGGAATCCGGGTTGCCGCCGCCGATGATCCAGCGGTCGCCGAAGATGGACACGACCCGGCGCACCGGAATCTCGTCTTCATCGGCCAGGTTCAGCACCCGGCGGCGCGACGTGGAGCCATCGGACGACGAGTCATCGAACGACGAGAAGTGGCACAGGAAGGCCTCGACGCCCGTGTAGCCGTCGTAGGCCTGGGTGTCCCGGAAGAAGGCGGCTGCGTCAGCGAATTCCATGCTCAGCTGTCCGTGACGGGGTCGGTAGCGATGCTGACGCCAGACATCGGAGTGAAGGTCGCCCCCAGCTCTTCGACCGTCGGCTCGATCTCATTGTACGAGTCGATCAGCCGAGTCTTGGCCTGGCTCAAGCCCGCTGCGACATTCGCGCGCACCACGTCGTAGTCGACTTTGCGGGTCAAGGCGGTCTTGCTATCCTGGATCTTCTCCGGCGCCGACATCTCGAGCACGAAGGTGAGTCGATAGGCCACGTCGTAGGCCGCGTAGACCTGCATCGCGCTGTAGAAGGTCAGCTGAGGATCGGAGAGGGAGCCTTCCTCGCCCAGGGCAAGGTAGGCTGCCTCGATCGTCGGGCTGATGTCCTTGAGATCGAACTGGAGCAAGCGTTCGTAGAGCGGCAGCCCGATCACCGCGTCCGTGATCTCAAGCCGGGCGACGCCTACCGCGGCCCGGATCTCGGCGTAGCTCGTGTAGTCGGTCAAGGCCATCTATTGCTCCAAAAGAAAAGGCCCGCATGCGCGGGCCTTTGGTCGTGGCCCCTCGGCCGGCCGTGCTCAGTCGTGAACCGACATGATGCTGGCATCCACCTGCATCGTCAGGAACGGCGTCTCGCGCAGCTCGTGCTCCTCGCCCGGCTCGATCCGCGTGAACGGAGCGTACGGCAGCACGATCGGGTACGGGCCGCTGAGCAGCTTGAACCAGCGCAGGGTGCCGACCTCGGCGGCCACTTCGAGAGTGGCCGCCGAGGCGGTTGCCGATGCGATCTCGGTCTCGGTCGTCACCGCGGTGTCGGCCGGAGCCTGGACCGCCGCGGTTTCAGGAATCGTACGTCGTTGCATCTGGGCTCCTTACGCCACGACCAGCGTGTCGAATGCGTTGTCGTGCATGCGGTAGCAGATCTCGCCGAACTGCACCGAGAACGCCTCGACCTGGCGCAGAGCGTACTGCTCGGCGGCCGTCACGTTCGCCGAGGTGTTGCGCACCCGGGCGATGGCGTAGCGGCTGTCCAGACCCAGGATCGTGCCGGTGGGCAGCGGGCCGCCGGCCGACTGGTCGTCGACGATGAAGACCTTGACGTCGCCGATGACGTTGTTGACCACGCGGCCGTGTGCTTCCATCCGCGGCAGCAGCGTGTCGATCGCGGTCAGCGACGGACGACCGGTGCGGCCTTCGATGTGCTTCAGGTACGTGTCCAGGTCGCACATGACCCAGTCGATCACGCGGTACTTGCGCAGGCGGTTCAGCCACTTCAGCCAGGCGCGCTGGGTGACCTGGGTCGTCGCGCCCGCGTCCAGGGTGGACGAGTTCACCGTGAAGCCCAGCGACGCCAGCGAGCCGGTGTTGATGTCCAGGTCACCGGCGTAGAAGTCGCTGATGTAGGAATTCACCCAGGCGTCGCGCTCGACGGCCAGCTGGCGCTTGACCGACATGCCGACCAGATCCAGCGTGGTCGCCTTCAGGGCTTCCTTCGAGAACTCCATGCCCAGCGCGTACGTCGGGATCTTGCGGGTCTTGTCGGAGGTCGTGAACTGCATGAAGGCCTGCGGACCGGCCAGCTGCGCACGACGCTGCGCCAGCGCTGCGTTCGGGGTCTGGCTCGAGCCACCCGGCGAGGTCGACATGTCGATCTGCGGCTGCTCGAAGCGATCCTTGTCGACCGACATCTCCATGCCGACCATCTGGTCGAACTGGACCGCGTCCATCGAGTAGTCCTTGACCAGGGCCGTCTCGATGTAGGCGACCAGGGCCGCCGGGAACAGGGTGCGCGAGGACTGACCCTGCGGCGTGCCGAAGGACTGCGAGTTGCCTGCGATGTCGAAACCGGCCATGCCGGACAGGACCGCATCCATCGTCGGCGCGCGCTGACCGAGGTGCCGGCGCGCGTTGTGGTCAGGCACCACCAGACCACACGAAGCCAGCATCTGCTGGAACGGCGTGCCGTGCTTGGCCGAGTCGACCTTTTCACCGTACTGACGGTTGATGAAAGCCTCGACCGACAGGTTCGCCTTGTCGGCGTCCGTGTAGATCGTGGCCGCGATCTCCACGTCCTGGAGATTGCCGTCGGCGGTGTAGAACTTTGCACCCATTTCGGGCTCCTTCGGTTGCAGTGGAGTTGGGGTTCTTGGTGGGTGATCAGGCGTTGGCGCGTTCCATCACACCGACGGTGCCGACAGCGCCGGTACCCGCGGTACCCAGCGAAACCACGCGCCAGGCGTAGATCGCGTTGAGCGCTTGCTGGCCGGCGGCCGTCAGGTCAGCCGGCACGGTACCCGGCTGGTTGGTCGCCTTGCAGACCTTCGGCGGGCCGGGCAGCTTCGTGTCCTTGGCGGTCACGGTGCCGCACACCAGGTAATCGCCCAGGGCGATCGTGCCGGTGCCCGGCGTGGCTTGCAGGCCGTCGAAGGTGACTTCGCGCATGTCGCGCTGGCCGACCGCACCGATGCCGAAACCTTGGGCGGTGGCAGCCTCGACGGATTCGATGACACCTTCGATCGGATTGCCGGCAGCACACAGCACGTAGTCGCTGTCGACCGAAGTCGACTGCTTGACGAACTTGCCGATTTCGGTGTCCAGGTAGGGCGCGCTGACCGCGCCCAGCTTGGTCGTGATCGGAGCGCTGCTCGGCGCGGTCGGACGGCGGAGGAATGCACGGGCCATGGTAGGCGCTCCTTACTTGGACTTGACTTGCTGCGAGGTGACCAGAGCCAGGAAGCCGACCGGCGGGGCCTTCTTCTCGGCGGCGGGGGTGTTCGGGGTGGTGCTTGCGACACCACCGATCGGGAACTTGGAGACAAACAGCTCCGAGACACGCTTGTGCTCGGCCAGCAGCTCGACAGGCGCCAGGGCCTTGGCCGCGGTGCCGTTGCCGCCCAGGGCGATCTGCATGTTCGACACCGAGCCGCGCGCGATCTCGAGCAGACCGTCGTGCGTGACCTTGGCGTCTTGCAGCTGGGCCTTGACCTGGGTCAGCTCGACCTCGGTCGAGACGATCTTGGCGTTGGCCGTGGCCAGTTCGCTCTTCAGGAAGGCGACCAGATCGCTGTCCTTGGCGGCCGGGGCCGGCGTGGTGGAGGCTGCGGCGATTGCGGCAGCAGCTGCAGCAGCGGCGGCGGCGGCGGCCGCATCGGATGCTTCCTTGGCGGCCTTGGCTTCGGCGATCTGCTCGGGGGTCTGAGTTTCTTGCTCGGCGGCGGCCTGCAGGAGCGCTTGATCATCGGCGGAAACCTGGGCACCGGCAGCGATGGCAGCACGAATCTGCGTGACTTTCTGAAGCTGTTCGGCGCTGAGGGTTTTCATGGAGGCTCCTTGTGCTTGGCGCGGATTCTGTCCGACCGGTTTGTTTTTGTCAACGTTCACCAGGGATTGAGCATACTGCACAGCATCCTCAAAGGAACCCAGTTTGTCGACGAGACCAACTTTCACCGCCTGAGCGCCAACAAACTCACGACCTTGCGCCATGGTGTCGTCGGCACGCTGCACCGAAACCTTTCGGCTGGTGGCGACTTGATTCAGGAAAACGGCATAGATGTCCTGGGCCAGGCTTTCGTAGTGGGTCTTGGCCTCGGCAGTCAGGGTTTCGTACGGACCGCCCAGGGCCTTGTATTTGCCGGCACGAATCACGGTATCGGTGATACCTGCCTGTTTGCGGGCACCCGAATACTCGGTCAGGGTCATGATCACACCGATCGAACCGATCAGCGAAGTACCTGACGTGATGATCCGGCTGGCGGCACTCGCCAACCAGTAGCCACCAGACAGCATGTTGCCCGCCGTGTAAGCGACCACTGGCTTCAGCTGGGACACCAGCTGGATGAACTGGGTGGTATCTTCGATACCGGCAACTGCACCGCCTGGCGAGTTGATATCCAGCAGGATGCTTTTGACCTTGGGGTCCTCGGCCGCCTCGACCATCGCATCACGAATGTCGGTATAGCCGATCACGCCGAAAAAGCGCATCCAACCAGCGCTACCCGAAACCAGCGGACCTGTGATGGAAATCACACCCACGCCGTCAATGACCTCGAGCAGTGACGGCATCTGCATCGAATCCATCGAGCCGCCACGCGCAACTTGCAAGTCGGCCGCTTGCTGAATTGCGACAATGACTTGCTGATAGCTTTCTTCCGAGCCGGCCCAAGCGTCGTACATTCCTGACTCCAAAGTTGCCGGAGTGTAATTCAACTCTCGGCTTGATCCAAATCTCGAAGCTCGGTATGGAGCGGCAACACAAACCCTGCCGCATTTTCTCCACCCACCTGGGCAAGGTTTGAGGGCAGCAGCTTCAAGCTCTGCGCGAAGGATTCCAAGCTGTGCCCTTCGAAAGGCTCGGCCAACTCGATGCGGAAGTCGCCCGACGTGATCGTGACGGACACCCCGCCGAACGTCGCGCTACGCAACTCGACTTGCACCTGGTCCATGCGGCCAGGCTCCACACGCAGCGTGAAGATCAGGCCGACGGCGGACTGGCTGACCGAAACGACCGTGCAGGTGCCGTGCGACACGCCGAGGGCCAGCGCGAGTGCACGTCCGACCGCGGCCGCCGTGCCAGCGCCGGCTGCTGCGCCGATCGCGGTGACCACCGAGATCACGCCCGAGACCACCGTGCTCGTGCCGGCCGCAGACCCCACCGCCAGGGCAAGTGCTTGCAGGGCGCCGGCCACGCTCGAGGTGCCAGCTGCCGAGCCCAGCGCGAGGATCGCCGCCGTGATCGGCCCGTTCGCCGTCGACGTGCCGGCAGCTACGCCTTCCGCGTTCGCGAGCGCCTGCCCGGCAGCGGCGGCTGCCGCGGAGCCAGCCGCTGAGCCGGTCGCCGTGATGCTCGAGACTGCGACGGCCGAAGCCGTGCCCGTGCCGGCCGCCGAGCCCGTCGAGACCGCGATCGAAGTGCCGGTGGCAGCCGCAGTCGACGTGCCAGCCGCTGCTGCGCTGCTCGCCGACAGGCCAACTGCGGCCGCGGTGGACGTGCCATCTGCAGCACCCACGCTGGTTGAGGCCGAGCCGCTGCTCGCCGTCGCCGTCGCAGTGCCGGCGGCACTCCCAGCTGCTACCGAGAGCGCTTGACCGGTCGCGGCCACCGTGGAAGTGCCGGCCGCCGCAGCAGTACCGCTCACGAGCGCCGCACCGACCGCAGCAGCCGTCGACGTGCCAGTCGCCGAGGCTACCGAGGCGGCACCCTGTGGCACAGCCTCCGCGGTCGACGTGCCTGCGGCCGAACCGGTCGCCAGGGCAAGGTTCGCGCTGGTGGCGGCCGCGGTCGACGTGCCGGCGGCGGCGCCAGCGCCGAGCGCGGCCACGGCCGCAGCAGCCGTCGACGTGCCTGCCGCGGATCCTGACGCGCTCGCGTTCGATTGGCCGGTCGCCGCCGCCGTCGCTGTGCCGGCGGCGGCGCCCGCAGCTTCTGCGTTTGCCTGGCCTGTCGCAGTTGCTGTCGAGGTACCGGCTGCTGCGGCTGCCGAGGCAGCCGTTGAAATTCCTACCGCAGTTGCGGTTGCAGTCCCAGCCGCTGCGGCTGCTGCGCTTGCGTTCGCCTGACCGACCGCCGTCGCCGTCGACGTGCCGGCGGCTGCGCCATCTGAAGGTGCCGCAGAAGCGGCCGCTGTGGCAGTTGAGGTGCCGGCAGCACTGCCAGTCGCGAGGGCAAGTGGTGCGGCGGTGGCAGTCGCAGTCGACGTGCCGGACACTGCGCCCGCCCCGCTGAACAGCGCAGAGCCAACAGCCGTCGCAGTCGACGTGCCTGCCGCCGAGCCCGGCTGAAGCACGTTCGATTGACCGGTAGCCGTCGCCGTGCTCGTTCCAGCCACAGAGCCAGGCTGCGTGGTCGTCGCGCGGCCGGTCGCCGTCGCAGTCGACGTGCCCGCGGCCGCGCCGACCGGCGTGCCGACGGAAGGGTCAGCGACGAAGGTGGGCGAGCCGTTCGAAGTGAGCGTGCGGCTGTTCCCGCTGCTGTCGGTCGTGAGGGCGCCGTTCGCAAAGGCGTAGTGCGCCCACAGGTTCGAGGTCCGGACCGGCGTGAGCGAGCCAGCCTCTGCCAGAAACTCGGCGCCCGAGAGCTCGGCCTGCCAGACACGGCCGCCCGCGACCGACATCTTGGGGGTGTCGCCGCCGGTGCCGCCCCAGGCGATGGCGGTCGACGAGTCGGTAGGCTTGCTGCTGGTCTGCGACTCGACGAACGAGCCGTCCACATACAGCGAAGTCTCGAGCGTGCCGTCTCCGTTGTCGTGCACCTTGATGCCGACCGCGCGCCACGCAGAAAGCGTGAACGCTACGCCCGCGCTGTTCCCGCCGCTGGCTTGCGCCTCGACCTGGACGAGATTGGTTGCACCGGTCGAGTTGACCTGCAGCATCTGGCGCAGGGTGCCGCCGCTGTCGGCGTAGCGCACCCAGGCCGGATTGGCCTGCCCGCTGTCCGCGTCGACCCGCAGGTGAAAGCAGGCCGACAGCGGGCTGGAATTCGGGATCGACCCCGACGACTGAAGCCGATAGAGCAGATCCCCTGTGCTGTCGAATTGGACAGCCACGGGATCAGTCTTCGGTGATGGCCGTCGCGGTCGACAGCTGCGGCGTCACGCCGGTCGACACCGAGATGTTCGGCGTCACCGTGCCCGAGTACAGCAGCTTGCCGGCGCCCGACGTGGCCGTGCCGACGCCGAAGTGGGTGATGGTCGACGTCGAGCCGGTGCAGGCCGGAAACGAAATCGTGGCCACGGGCGATACCGAGTTCGCCGTCACCGTCCAGCCGCCCGACGTGCGCGCCACCGCCACGCGCGCGTAGCTCGTGTAGGCGGTCTCGCTCGTGGTCTGGTCGCCCGCCTCGCCCGGGTCGGCGGTATGCAGAGACACGTACAGGTTGGTCAGCGGACTGGACGCCGCGTTGTCCGCAATGTTGGCCACCGCGGTCGCGTTGAACAGCAGCTTCAGGAGATCGTTCTCCCAATTGTTACCCTTGGACATGATGCTTCCTTACTGAGTGACGTCGTTGCTCACGACGAGGGTTGCGGTCTTGGTCGAGAAAATCTCTGCGCCTTGGCTGAACTGGATGTCCCACAGAACATCACCCGCCGGCCAGTCGGCAGTCGCGCCACGCAGCACGAACTCACCGGTACCGCTGCCGGCCGTGACCGAGAGCTCGCTCAGCAGCTTGCCACGAGTCGTGCGAACTTGGCTCTTGATCGTGATCGACGCGGCGACATAGTCCTTCGGCAGTCCAGCCTCATCGAGGTAGGTGCAAGCCGCGACGAAGGTGTCCCCTTTCTTGACTTCCAGCTTCTGCATGGTCAGACCTGCGGAGGTTCCTTGGGCGACGGGGGCGCCGTACCCACACGCGGCAGCTCAGGCTGCGGCACGCGCTTGGACCACAGGTAAATCACCAGCCACATGCCGGCGATGACCTTGGGCGCCCAGGGCGCGATCGTCAGCAAGTCGGCCTTGATGTCGGCCGGCATCTCCGCCCAGCCCAGCAGCAGCACCGGGCCCATGCTCATGACCCAGGTCGAGTACTGCCGGAGCATGATGCCCAGGTCCCACTTGAATTGGCCTTTGCGCTTCATTTGGAGGCTCCCTTCGTCTTGGTCGGGGTTGCGGGCTTCAGGCTCTGGTTCATTGCGCCGCCGCCCGAACCACCGTTGGACGTGCCGCTGTAGGGGTTGTCGGCCGAGGCGCCTGCGCCGGCCTGGAAGAAGCCCGTGCCGCTCAGCGGCTTGAAGCCAGCCGGCGGCAGCTTGCCGGTCAGCTCGATACAAGCCTCCTCGTCCGTGAGCAAGCCGAGGCTCAGCTGCTCGAGGATCCGGGCCTGCTTCATCGCGAGGAAGGCCTCCAGCTCGTTGGCCGGGCGCAAGTCGATCTCGGCCATCTCGTAGCGGACCGCCACGTCGAGACCGAATAGCCGCACACCCAGCGTCAGCGCCTTGGACAGCAGCTCGTTGATCTTCAACCGCACCACGCCGTTGGCATTCTTCATCGCCAGCAGCGTCTCGCTCGACGCGATGTTCTGCGTGCCGCTGCCGTGCCCGAGCACACTGGGCATCGCCTTCGCGCCGGTCGACATCTTGCCGTTCATCAGCGACTGCACGGTCTTGTACACGTCGCTCTGGTCGTGCGTGCCGCCCTCGACGTACTTCACTTCGATGAAGTCGAAATTGACCAGCGCGTCTTCCGGCTCGAGGCCGTTGATCACGTCGGCGCAGGTCTGGCGCACGCCGTCGATGTACGTGGCCAGCTTGTCCGGATCGTTCTTGATCAACGGCGGGACCGACTTCATCAGGTCCTCGTAGTTGATGGTCACTTCCATCCGCGGGAAGGCCGCACGCTTGATCACTCGACGTAGGTCGTTGGTGAACTCGTTGTCCGCGAGCGCGGGCTGGATGGCCGACTCGAGCATCGAGCTCGCGTAGGCCTGCCGAAGGTCCTGGTCGATCGACACGTAGAAGAACGTGGGGATGTCGAGATCGATCTCGACACCCGAAATCACCTGCACCGGCCGCAGCCCCTTGTCGTCCTCGTAGAACTTGATCTGCGACACGCTCAGCGGCACGATCTTGGCCGGCAGCCGGGCCTTGTCGAGCACCAGCTCGAGCGAAGCGGCGCCTTCGAGGATCATCTCGAGCCCGAGCGCTTCGGCCGTGCTCAGCATCGAGTTGATCTGGCTGAAGCCGGTCGAGTAGTCCGGCACCAGGTCGAAGCGGGTCAGCAGCTCGTAGCCCAGCCGAGTGGCGTCCACGTTGAAGCTGCCGTCCATGTTGTAGGCCTTCAGCTTGAACTGATCGCTCAGCGCCATGCGAAGGTAACTGAAGACGGTCGCCGACAAGTCAGGCGACACCCGAATCATGTCGCGCAGTACCTTGGGCGTGTCGCCGTTTCGGCGGAAGGTCAGAAGGTCGGTATTGGCGACCTGCCGATCCTTTCGAACCAATACTGCCGTGCTGGGCGTCGCGCCCGGCGCGTAGGGCGCCACCGATTGCTGCTTGGCCTTCACCTTCGGGGTTTCGATCGGCGCAAGCTGGCTCGCCACCTGAAGGCCAGGGCTATCTTTGAATCCCAGGAAGGTTTTCAGGCGCGTCAGCATGGCGCGCATTCTCTCAGAGGCCTACTGATTCTTCAATCGAAATGTCGAAATCAGCGGAATTGAAAGCGTCAGCGAGCCCGAAACCATACCTTGGAGGCGAGTTGCCGTGAACAAATACAGCAAAGCATGGAAATAGTGGTCATTTCCCGCCTCGCTCTTCACCCACACATACTCCAGCTCGCCGTTCTTGTCGCGCTGCTGCTGGCGTTTCATGTCCAGGCATTGAGTGATGAAAATATCACGCTCTTCCTCGGTCCAGCCCAGAAAGATGACCTTGCGCTTGAGAATCAAGTCGACCAGCTGGTCGAACGCCGGGTTCCGGTTGATCTTGGCCTGCCTGATCGGCAGCTTCCCCTTCTCCGCGTCCTCCTCGCCGTTCGTGATATCGAACGTAGCCAATTTCTTGCTTGAGTGATATACGCCGCCGAAGAGGTAGGGGTCACTGCCCTGCATCTCGAGGATCATCGAGGTGTAGGGCTGCGAGTCGAACACCGACACGAGGATGGCGAAGCGCTGCTTGATCTGCGCCACCGTCTTCTGGAACTCGCCCATCAGACACCGCTGCCGGTGCACCACGATCAGCTTGCCTTCGACGTCCATCTTGCCCACCACTAGGTGGCAAGTCAGCCCCAGGTCGCCCCCCAGGAAGTGCAGATCCGAGCTCGAGCCCACGTCCGCGCGCACGTGCAAGCTGTCTAGCAGGCTCTTGGTCAAGCTCTCCTTGGAGTCCTCGAACGGCAGCCCAAGGTCGAAATTGACGAAGTCGGCCCGACGCTCGTACTTCGTGCTGGTCTGGACCAGTCGAGGCGCGTCGATGATGCTGGGCGCATCGAACGGAGATACCGAGAAGCCGGCGGCGTCGTGATTCTCGTCCGGATTCTCGACCACCCACTCGCGAAACTCGGGCGTCAGCTCAGGAATGGTCCCGCAAAAGGGGCAGCGCAGTGCCGCATTCTTCCAATCCACGAGGTGGATGTTGTACTTGGTGATCTCATCCAGGGGTTTATCCCAGCCCGGCACCTTCACGTGCTCATAGTAGTCCGGCAGGAACCATTCCTGGCAGTCACAGCAGCGCACGAAGTTGAAATGCCGGCGCGAACGCTGAAACATCGCGTCGATACCCCATCCAGGGAATGTCGGCGTCGAGAATTTGCGCTGCAGCTTGTACTTGCTGTGCTTCAGGCGAGATTCGTAGGTGGTGAGCACCACCTGGTCGCTGAAATCCACCTCGTCGTGAATCAATATGTCCGCAGGGGTCGAAATTGCCTGATTTTGACCAAAAGTGCCGTTAAAGTAGATAAAACTGTTGCCAAACTGCTTAAGTTGGTTCGAATCGACGTCTTTTGACAAAGAAAACTTCAAATCATCGCTATCTCCGATGATTTTTGTGATGCGCGCCTTCGAAAGTTTCTCGACAAAGTCGGCCGTGGGCAGGGTATAGATGGCCGTGGTGTTCTTCAGCACCCGAATCAAGGCCAGCGCCTCTCGCAGCGACAGCTCCGTGAGGCCCACCTGGGAGCACTTGCGGGTGATTTTCTCGCGGCTCGTGTCGCTCAGGATCTTCAGCTGGAACTCGTGACCCTCGAAACTGAAGGGCTCGCCGTTCAGTTTGGTCTTGGAGGTGATCCAGTCGGGCAGGTTGTGGAGGGTATACCGATCCTCCAGGTCCGCCCGCAGTCGAGTAACGTGGTCAGAGATCACCGAGCTGTGCCTCGTATTCAGCCATGAACGCCTTCTGGGCGTGCTCGGGCAGGGTTTTCAGTACCTTCAGCAGAATCTGCTCGAGTTTCTGCAGCCGCTCGGCGTTATACAGCTCTGTACGGGTTTTCGCCAGCTCCTGCAGGGATGCTCGGCACGAGTTAGCCACCTGCGCACGCTGATTGGTCGGCACCTCTTTATCTACCAGCACATCTTGCAAAAGAGCCTTCATTTCCGCGTAAAGGTCAGTCAGCTCCTGCTGGAGATTCATGTCCTTGAATTCGACATACTCAGGCTTTGTGCGGGATTTCTTTTCCTTGTCCTGCTCGCCTTCGCCGCGATCCTTCATGCCGAATTTCTTGACGCCTTCCAGTGGCAAATTCACTTCATTCTCCTCGACGGCGTCTGATTATTGGCTCTTGAGCTTGCAGATATACCGGTACATGGTCCGGGTAGAGCAGTTTGCTTCCTTGGCGGCCGATTCGAGGCTGCGGCGCCGGGACATGACCTGCTTGGCCATCTTGGTCCGAAACTCTCGCCGAGCCTCGTAGAAAACCGAGTTGGCACGGCGCTGAATCTGCGTTTTGCCGGGCGGAAGGGCGGGGGTGCAGCGAACCAGGTAGGTCTCGGAGACGCCGAGCTGAGCGGCGAGGGCGCGCTTGGTGATTTTGCGGGCCGCGAGGTCTTTCAGTTGCTTTTTGGTCAGCTGCATGCGGGCCAGTGTAGCAAAGTCGGGAAAAGTGTCGTTTCGGGATTGCGGCCAAAAAGTTTTCAAAATTTTTGTGGGTGGGGGGTGCCCCGGGGGCGGCCAGGCTTTTTCCTCCGCCCACGAAGGTGTACCCGTCATGCCCTTTCCAGCAGTCCCCGACAGCGCCACCGACCGCCACGCCCTCCGCTACAGCGCCCAGGCGCCCACGCAGTCGTGGCGCACATCCCCGACAGCGCGCATGTAGCTGGCCCCTACGCAGTCGGGGGTCATGTTGCGGTCGCTGTCGGGGGTAGTGGAGGTGCTTGGGGCAGGGACAGGGGCGGGGACAGGGACGCTGTCGGGGTGGTGTGGCTGTCGTGGCCTGGCACGGTGGATGCTTTGTGACAATTTACGGCATCGAGGTGACAATTTGGGGCAGGTGGAAAACCCGAAATGTGACCTAGGCTGTCACATAGTGTTGTTTCTATGCCTAAACGGGGTATGGCACGGGTACTGCATATGTGTTGGCACAGACCCTCCACCCTCAGGACACACACCATGGACCGCAACCGCTCTGACTTCGTCGCCCACAACAGCCTCATTCGCACCGTGCCTGCGTGGCAACTGGCCTCCACCTGCAAGCGTCCCTCTGTCCCTGCCAAGGGATGGCTGCGCCGCCTCCTGGGGCTCTGACCCCTACAGCGCACGGCGTGCGCTGCATGGGCCCTGTCCTGGGCCCATGCAGGGCACTCCCCGCCCGACCCATCCACCCTCATGGAGTCACCCATCATGACCATCCGTTCCACCTCCTTCGCCCCCGCCCTGTCCATCCTCGCGCTGGCGGGCTCGCCGGAAGCCGCGCATGACGCAGCCTTCGAAGCCCTGGCCCATGCCGTGCTGCAGCTGATCGCCCACGGCAACCGCCGCACCCTGAACGACACGATCGAAGCCCTGACCGAAGTCAAGGGCGTGCAGGCCAAGCGCGTGCACACGGTCTGCGTGTCCGCCTTCAATACCGCGGCCGCCTCCTGGGAGCGCGTGAAGAAGTCCGAGCCCGCCACGGTGGCCGAGCGCGTCGACTCGATCATGGTGACGGCCCTGGCTGACTACGCCCAGGCCCTGAAGGACGCGGCGGACACCCGCGCCCAGGCCAAAGCCAAGCGCGACGCAGCCAAGGCTGCGGCGGAGAAGGAAGCCGCACGCGCCGCCAAGGAAGCGAAGCGCGCCCAGCAGCAGGCCGAACCGGTGGAGGGTTCGGAAGGGAACAGCGCTGTCCCGGCAGCGCCGACCTTCACGCTCGCCGACGCCCTCGCCATGGTGCGCACGGCGTGCGCCACGGGCGACGAAGAAGCCCTGTCCGCCCTCGAGGGCATGGTCAACGACTTCTTCGTGACCGTGGACACGCCCGAAGGAGAACAGACCCGGGCCCTGGGCGCGCCAGCCGACGTGGCCCTGCTGACCCAGGTCGCCAACAAACTGCAGAGCATCGACCTGTCGATGCACTGACCTACACGGCCCCGCAAGGGGCCTGATGCGAGAGCCCTACGGACCCTCGCATCAGGCTGCCACCGGCACCTGTCCTGCCCTGTCGCCCGCGCTTCGTTGCCCGGCCTCAGCGCTCGCCGCTCCTTAAAAACCAGTCCTGCCTGATCCAGACACGCGGCCCCGACTGCGAGCCCGCCAACAAGCGCGCTGCAGTCTGGCCCGCACCCCGGTAATCCGACCTCTGTGCAACGCTCGCGCTTGCCCTTGACCTACGCACCAGTGCCTAGGTCCAGCGCTCGCCCTGCCTAGCGCTCTGTGCGCGGAACCCAATCGCAGGACTCACACACCAGCGCCAGTCTCATCACTGGCTGCGAGTCCCCGGCAACGGGGGCGACCGATCCCAAGTCAAGCACGTGGCCCCAGTGTGGGTGCACTGCTGACAAACGACAGAGACAGCGTGCAGATGCCAGCGCGCTCACGACGTGCGAACCCGCGAACAAGAAATCGAACTACGCCGCACCGTGAGAGCGTCCGTTACCTGCCGTAGTGGCTCTGCCGTCCAGCCCATGGCCACGAAGTGACAAAGGATCGGAGCGGGTGCGAGGGAGTAGCAAAAACGTGCTCCCGTTGCTGCGACGCAAGCACCCCGACAGCATGACGGCTGCCGCATGGCCCGAGCCATGCGCCAGTCGTCAACCCTGAGGAGACACCACCATGAAAATCGCAATCGGACACGGCTGCTACACCGGCGCCAATGCCTTGACCATCTGCCCGAGCAAGTCCGCTGCAGTGCGTGAGCTGCAGCGTCGAGGGATCTTGCGCGACTCCGCACGCCAGGCCATCCGAGAAGCTGTGCAAGCCTCGTGGTCCACGGCCTGGGTGCGCGGCTGCTACATCGACGAAGCAGGCAAAGGCGTGAGCTACCTCCTCGACGCAGTCGAAGTCAAGCTGCAATGAAGAACGGCACGTACAACCCGACCATCATCCGGATTGGGAGCAAGCTTTTCGTCTCCCGCAAGCAGGCCGCGAAAGAGCTAAGTCGCCTGAAAATCCGCGGCAGAGGCAACATCCTGAAGCTACTGGACGGCGACCCCCACTGCGTGATCAAGACACGCACAGGCACCGGCGAAGAGATCGAACTTGCGAATGAGCTTTTGAACGCCCTGGCGCAAGCTCTCGACAACCCAGCATCGCCCCTGGGCAAGTCTCTTGCGGAAGCCTTCTCGGTGGGTTACTTTTTGCCCAAATATTAAGCAGATTTCTTGATCCCTGCTTATCCACATTTCATAGATTCTGGGAAAAAAGTACATTGGTCTTTTTTTACCCCCGGCAAACCTAAAAACAAATTGGTCCCTGCTCGCCGAAAACGGTTTTTG